TGTGTCTCAAACATCTATTAAAAAGCAACGTTGCGCAGATACAACAAGCCTAGTCTCAAAATGCGCGCATGTGGTTATTTTGCAACAAGGGGGTTTCGGGGGGGGCGGGGGGGTTCTTTCTCTCTATCTGTTACACTCAAATTTTTCCCAGTTTTTCCAAAAGACGTTGGTTGCACAGTGTAAACACGATATCTTTCTGTACCTGGTCAAACTCTCGCCAATTAACAATCTCATCTCGTGTACGACCACAAGAGATACACAACTCGATATTGTCTATAGACTCTAATCTACATTGATACGTGCATGGTGATTCTTGCATGGTGTCCTCATGGTCATTAGTTATATATATATCATTGGTGCATGCGGTTAGCATGCCATGTGGTTATCTAGGAGTAGATAGAACCTAACCCGATAAAAAAAAGGTATTATCGGAAAACAGCTTTAGCTGGATAGCTCTCGTTTATCTAGTATGCTGTACGCCCGCTTTCACGATTCCCGATACCTTTATAAACTACTATAGGAGAGATCTCTGCGGTTAAACACGTTTATTCCCTTGGTCGCTATCTACCGATGGGAGGGCTGGGTAATGGCCCCGTTAAATACATATTAGCATAACCAAGGATTAAATCAATACTTGCACTTAGGTATATTTGAGATATACTAACTCTAATGGAATACAAGATACCTGAATCAATTAAGATACAAAAGCTAAGAAATAAAGATCACAGGTACTTTGTAGTCATTCCATTTAAAGCAGTGCTGGATCAGAAAGTGACTCCAGGTAACTTAAGAGTATTAGCTGTATTAGCTGGATACTGTAACAAACAAGGTTTTAGTATTGTAGGCATTAGGACGTTAGCTGAGAAACTCAAAGTGACTTATCCTACGATACAATACCATCTACAGAAACTGATGAAGTTAGGTTATGTAGAGATGAGACCGAGATCGGCATACCCAGGCATCCGTGGTAACTTGAGACGGATTGTGTATGATAGTAGTGTGAAGTGGGATGATGTAAAAGGTTACATGTTGGACAATGAAGACATCAACTACATTAAACGCTATACCAAGATCGAGGGAGGAAAAGATGTTTGAGTATGTGCTTGTTGTATATATGACAATGAAACACCCCCAATACGTGGGACATTTTGTAGATTGTACAAGAGCGAATGAATATGCTTTAAAGAACTATCCAAAGGCAGAGTATACCAGTTGCTTGCATGAGGATTATATAAACTTACCTGAAGGTTTACTGAAGAAGGAGATCAAATGAGTGATGGTGGAAAAGGCAGTGCGCCAAGACCAGTGGATCGTAAAAAGTTTGAAGAGAACTTTGAACGTATCTTTGGGAAGAAGAAGTGACATTACGCGAATTCTATAAACTCATCTGTAATGAGTTCAACGATGGTAATCCGTTGGAATACAAGTTTACCGATCCAAGTGGCTATTGGAAAATGACTAAGGGTTTTGACGGGCATGGCTTGAAGACGATAGGGGCCAGTCAGTATCTGAAAATGATTGCCATGTGTAAACGTGATGTCGCTAAAGAACATGAGAATGATGTACGGAGTCGTGGACGTCCGAAGAAAAAGGTCCGTAACAAATATGTAGGAGACTTGTATGAGTGATCTAAAACCGTTCTTAGTTCGACTTACTCCTCAAAGTGTTGAGTTATTAAGCAAGACTGCGAAAGAGCAAGAGAAGACTAAGGCGAGCATTATAAACGATGCGATCAAAGCTTACTGTACTAAAGACATTAATGCGAGATTGAATCGACTATGACACCGACACTAAGATTTGAATTGCCATATCCTCCCAGTGTAAACAACTACTGGCACGCATCGGGAAAGCGAAGGTATATCTCTCCCGCTGGAAAAAAATTTACCGAAGAGGTAGATGCTATAGTCAGAAAAGCTGGGTACAAAGGATTTGGTGATAAGAGTCTTGGGATCAGTGTCATGATACATCCCAGGTCGAAAAGAAGGTTTGATCTGGACAACACACTCAAAGCAATACTAGATGCACTCATGAAGGCTAACGTGTATGATGACGATAGTCAATTTGAATACATTGAAATTGCTCGCGGTGAATCGAAGGATGGTGGCGCTGCCGTCGTCCATATTTATGAACTAGAAAAGGAAGAAGATAATGGCTGAAGATTATAAACGTCCGTTAGAATTGAAAGAAAACGAAGGCAAATTATTTGTTAACAACGATAAGACAGAGGATTGGCATGGCGACTACCAAGGCCAAGTGTTACTACCAGATGGAACACGATGCTACATTAATCTCTACGAAAACGTTTCACAAAGTTCTGGAAACAAGTGGTACAAGATTAAGATCGGTAATCCAGTTAAACAGGGTACCAATTCCACACCACAAGCACCAGTACAGAATTCGGTCTCATCGGATTCACTTATGGATGTTGAAGACGATCTACCCTTCTGATGAGTGAAACTAAAAACAAAAATAAACCGATTCCAAGTTTGTCAGGCTATGGCGGTGTCAGAGCTTTACAAAAGAACTTAGAACGGAGTACAACCATCGCAGCAAATCGAGAGGCCGTGGCCTACTCGTTGCTGTGTATGGCAAATACAAAACTATCAGACATCATGAGTTGGGATGAAGAAGGCAATGTTCAAGTCAAAGCTAGTAAGGATATTCCTGAACATGCCATGCAAGCGATTAAAAGAATCAAGACCAATCCGAAGACAGGAGAGATTGAGATTGAGTTATGGGACAAGGTACAGACTTTAAGACTGTTAGCCAAAGCCAGTGGCTTGCTGGATACGCCTGATGATTCAGATCGACCGTCTGTCATTGGTATTAATATTAAAGCACCCGAAACAATTGACAATGAAGAATAAAGCATCACGAGATAAATATATGGCTATTATTAAACAAGAAGCAGAAAGAGTACAGGGATACGACCGATACAGAGGTTGGATAAAAAAAGTATTAGATAATCCTAACCAACAGTTTGAAGTGGTCAACAAGTTTGCAAAAGAAGCAGCACGAAGATTAGGAATAGATAAAGATGAATGATAACGTCAATCGACCCAAGCATTACACACAAGGTAAAGTGGAATGTATTGATGCTATCGAGTCGGCAACCATGGGTCTGGTGGGGATAATTGCAGTTTGTGTAGCAAATGTAATTAAGTATGTTTGGAGGTTTGCGCTCAAGAACGGAGTTGAGGATCTTGATAAAGCAGACTATTACTTACAACGACTTCGCAAGAAAGTGAGGGAACGTGATGGAACTTAAAGCAATGATTGAGCAATTGCGAGAAGAGTTTGCTATGGCACATCTGAATAACTCAAGGGTTATGGAAATTATTGATGCGTTATGGAAAGAGAATCAAGAACTCAGACGAATTGCAACCATGAAGTTTAAAGACATCGACGATGAGCAATAAAAAAGAACGTAGTAAAAAAGAGTTAGCGGGTCCAGGCATTGATCTGGATTTTAGTAGCGCACGGACAACTTATAAATTTCTCCAAAGTAATGCATTTGTTCGCGGACTTATGGGGCCTGTTGGATCTGGTAAATCCTATGCGTGTGCTGCTGAGATCATGATGAGAGCTGTCAGACAGAAACCATCACCGATTGATGGGATTCGCTATACTCGCTTTGTAATTGTCAGGAACTCGTACCCAGAACTTAAGACGACAACCATTAAGACATGGCAAGAGTTATTTCCTGAAAACACTTTTGGTCCGATGCTATACACACCTCCAATCACTCATCACATTCGCCTCCCGTCCCGCGGTGATGCTGCGGGTATAGACTGTGAAGTGATTTTCCTGGCATTGGACCAACCTAAAGATGTACGTAAATTATTGTCACTTGAACTTACAGGAGCATGGGTCAATGAAGCACGAGAACTTCCAAAAGCTGTTATTGATGGTCTTACTCATCGGGTTGGTCGCTATCCTACACAGCGGGATGGTGGCCCGACTTGGCATGGAGTGTGGATGGATACTAACCCCATGGACGATGACCATTGGTGGTTTCGTTTAAGCCAAAAAGAGCCGATCACAGGTAAATATGCTTGGGACTTCTTTCATCAGCCAGGCGGTGTCATCGAAGTGAGTCCTGAAAATTTACCTGAGAATCCAGAAGCGAATGATCATATTTTTTCAGGGGGTCGTTGGTGGACCATTAATCCTAAAGCAGAAAACGTATCGAACTTACCTGGCGGATATTATGCTCAAATGTTGGGTGGTAAGAACTTAGATTGGATTCGTTGTTATGCTGAAGGTAAGTTTACTTACGTGCAAGAAGGTAAGCCTGTATGGCCTGAGTATGATGACAACATGATGAGTAGTTCTGAGGTTGATTATGATCCCACTCTACCTATTCATATTGGTCTTGACTTTGGTTTGACACCAGCCGCTGCAATTGGGCAACGACTCAATAATGGACGTTGGGTAATCTTACATGAAATTGTGACAGAAGATATGGGTCTTGAAAGATTTGGCACACAACTTTTAGCTGAAATAAATGCTAAATATCCTAAAGCACAAATACTGGTATGGGGCGACCCAGCGGGTATGCAACGAGATGCGATCTATGAAGTCACTGCATTTGATTACTTACGTACCTTAGGCTTGCGCGCACAACCTACACCATCAAACAATTTCCAAGTCAGACGTGAAGCAGCAGCTGCTCCGATGCAACGATTGATTGCTGGAAAGCCTGGACTTGTATTACACACTTCTTGCAAAAGATTACGTAAATCACTCGCTGGAGGCTATCATTTTAAACGAGTGAGTGTTGGTGCTGGACAAGAAAGATTTAGAGACAGTCCAAATAAGAATGAACATTCTCACATTGGCGATGCATTTGGTTATCTGCTTTTAGGTGGCGGAGAACATAAGCGGATGACCAAGTCCGCCTTATCACAGAATACATTAATTTCACAAACTGTAGTAAATAGTGACTTCGATGTTTTTAACTCACGTTGATAAAATACTCAAAGCAATGCCTGAAGTTAAAAATGGATATTATCTACCATTTCATGAAGGCCATTTAGATAATTTTAAAGGAATAGATGAGTATGAATCTCAATCAATTACGATTGAAGATAGAAAACGGTTTCTTGTGTTTCAATCTTACTGCGGTCCTAGTATTACTGCGTTTGTCAATCGTCGTCCTGTCGCTGTGTTTGGTGTTATGTTTCACTGGAAAGGAGTGGGTGAGGCGTGGTCTATGTTTACTCAGGAATCCAGAAGATACCCAATAGCTATGACAAAAGGTGCATTTGCATTTTTTGATAGCTGTCAGATATTATTTAATTTACATCGTATACAAATAACAGTAAAATGTAATGATCATCGTGCTGTTCGTTGGGCCAAGTCATTAGGTTTTATTGAGGAAGGAACTATGAAAGAATATAGCGCAGATAAGGAAGATACATATATTATGAGGAGATTGTAATGGGTGGTTTAATTGGTGGTAAGCCAGATACGTCCGCTGCTGATGAAGCTTTACGCCTACAGCGTGAAGAAACTGCACGCGCAAGAAAAGCAGCTGAAGAGCAAAAAAGAGAATTAGCAGAACAAATGTCTGCAGCACAAAAAGCAAGACGTGTTGGTGGAAAGCGTATGTTATTGGCACAACGTGTCACACCAGAAACAGGTGTTGATGAAGAAGATCAAACTTTAGGAGGCTAATATGGCTAACATTACTTACGAACAAGCTGTTGCTCGAAAAATTATTCCTGATGTTCCTGGCATTAAAGCAGACATCCTAGATCAACTTGGCGGTCAAAAGAATGTTTTTAAGTCTGAAGCATTCTTTAATCAAGCCATCGATAAGATTATTAAAGAAGGATATCGGTCACAAGAAAAAGCATTAGAGTTCTTTAACCCAGCCACTGGTCAATATGAATTAGGGGAAAGAAGTACCAAAGGTTACATGCAAGTAGCTGCTAACCAAAACTATGATAAAACATATTTAACAGATCAATTACCTGGTCAACATAGTGGTTATATTTTTTATACCCCACCTAAAGGGATTGAACCAACAAGTTATACAGGTATAGGAATTAATAAAAAACCAGTATATGACACGAGAATGGTCGATGTATTTAGA